TTTGTAAATCTAGAAGAAGTGTGTGCTTTCTTTAAATTAGGATTACCTAAATATTGATCCGTTGTTGCCATTTAATTTTTTAAGAAGTTTTTAAAAGATACTTTATCTTCATTCACTTCTTGTCCATAATCCATTTTATTCATTAATACATACATTTTTTCACCCAATAGATTACCAGTATCATAATCTGAAACATAATGAAATCCTGCTTGAACTCTACCATAACCACATTCATAGGCTGCTTTCATTAACTCTTTTTCTAACTTTGGTACTTTACCAGCAACATATCTTGCGATTATAACTGATTGAGCTGCATGACCACTAGGATAAGACCTAGTTTTATTTGTAACACTTGGTAAAGTATTTAAACGAGGAAGAACTTCAACAGGTCTATCACGATTAAAAAAATCTTTAAAGTGTGTAATAATTGGTACAGACTCTTTTATAATTTGGGTAAACTCTCCATCATGAAATTCTAAATTGTTTTCTTCACAAACTTTTCTTATAGCATAATAAGGTTCTTGGTCATGGTCTTGAATAGACTGAACATCTTTTTCCGTTCTTCTTCTAATAACTTCTTCTACCTCATACGCCTCTGTCAAATCCTCAACAGGTGGTTCAGGTAATGTAATTACTTCTTGAAGGTTCTGTCTAAAAAATATCATTTTTTTTCCTTTAACATCTTTTGTAATTCAGTTGTTGAGCCAACAAACAATGCATTAGTAACATTCTTTGGACCTTTATCAGGTATATCTTTTACTTTCTTTAACTTATCTTGTAAGTCTAAAAGATTTTGTGATACTTCACTTACTGTCTTAATTAGTTGTCCTGCAACCTCATAGGCACGAGGATGTTCTCCTTCTTTTGCAAGATTAAGTATACCATCAATTGCTTCATTACCTTTATCAAGTAAATTATAAAGATTTTTTCTGCCAGTTTCAAAGTCAATATCTGGATCTTTATCTTCTGGTACTATTACTTCGGTACTTACTTTTTTAGGTACTTCGTTTTCATAAGTTACATCTTCGGCGATACCTAATACTTCATTTAGTTTATCATCAATTTTACTCATATTAAATCCTCTTATGATGGTTTAGTAGGACTTGATGTCTTATCTTCACCAGTTGC